GATGGCCTGCCAACGCGAAAGCCGTCATCAATTCCGGATCGGTCCCTGCCTTTGCTTCCAACTCCCGTTCCAACGCGTTTTTATCAACCCCCACCCGCTCTCGGGCGTCCTCTACGGCCTGCCGGCCGATCTGAAGCGCCTCGCCTTCCGTCATGTCATAGGCCCCTCTGTGATGTGATTACTTCTTCCATGAGCGTCAACATCGCCATCCGCGCCAACCACTGAGACAAAGCACGGTTCCCAACTTCTCTTTCAAAATCTGCGATGTAGCGAGCTGGCAAATCCTGGCGGGGCTTGCCATGTCGGTCGACCGGTTCACGGTTGAGCATGTTCGACATGTGCGAGCCCTTGATCTCAAGCTTTTCAGCCAGCGTTCTTTGCGTCATGCCGCGAAGTGCCCGGTGTTCCCACGCGAGGCAAACGGCATCACGGAAAGATGCGCAGGCGGCGATTGCCTCCTTCGGAAGAAAGCGCGCGGACGAAGGAGTAAATCCGCGCGGATCGGCCTCTAAGGCGTGTGCAGCGGCCCTGTTCGGCGTTTGTTGAATCTGCATTGGTTGGTCCCCGATAGTTAAATATGACTGGATTCCGACTGGAATTACGACTGGAATCCGGCGCTAAATGAAGGGGTCCAAAGACCCCCGAGAAAAACTTGAAACCGAACTACTTAATTCTGCGTATCACCTTCATCCAGATCGCCGCCGACCGGAGGCTGTGCATCGTCGCTGGCCGCGCTGTCATGCATGACGCCGTTTCCTTGAAATTCGCTATCCGCGATAGACTGGGCCGAGCTGCGGATGTAAGCCCAGTCAACATCGGGGCGAAGGTTCTCGACGCGAACCGCGCCCTTGGAAGCCTTCTCGATTTCGATCGCCAACGACTCGGCGCAGCGGCGTTGTTTGTAGGCGATCTGCCAGAGATAGGCGACGGACGTGCCGACCTGAGCGGCGAACGCATCGCGCTCCGCTTTGCTCAGCGCTTTGAAGTAGGTGTGAAAGGTATCCATGGCTGTAACGATAGCATTTGCTCTCGCACAGCGCAAGCACTTGCTCGCAAAACAATAGGATTTGCTATCACAGCAAATGCTAGTTTTCGGTTTTAATGCCACCATGGACATCGATGCATACCGCCGGGCGCGGCTACAGGAGCTGGTAGACAAAGAAACGGGCGGCAATGTCGCAGCGTTCGCGCGCGCGCACCCTTTAGCGGTGGACGCAACAAGATTGAGGCAGATGCTCAGCCCGACTTATCGGGGCGGCGCCGGGTTCAGGGAGGGCGCAGCGCGCAAGCTTGAGAAAGCACTCGGGCTACCAGATCTGTATTTCGATTTTGGTATCGAGAGCGCACTTGCGTCCAAGCACGGCGCCGGCCTATTTGATAAGCCGATCAGCGACCCAAATGGTGGCGTAATTAAGCAAACGCCTACACAGCACCGGCATAATCTGAGCGAACAGGATCTCCCACATCCAACCGAAGAAGAGTTCGCTTTCGTGCCCCAATTAGATATGGCAGCCGCTTGTGGAGACGGACGCTTTGAAGACCACGTCGTTGTAAAAGGCGGCTTGGCCTTCAAACGGTCCAGTTTGCGCGATTTCGGCGTTCCGGAGCATGCCGCCCGGATTATTTACGCAACTGGCGGCAGCATGGCGCCGACCATCCAGGACGGGCGCGTTGTCCTGCTCAACCTTGCCGACACAGAGCCTCGAGACGGAAAGATCTTCGCGATCTGCAAGCCTGATGACGGCTTGGTCTTGAAGCGTTTGATATGGGACTTCCATGCGTCCATGGGACGGCAGACCTGGATAATGCGCAGCGATAATCCCGACAAGATCGCTCACCCCGATAAGGTCTTGCCGCCCGACGATCGTACGATGATCGCCGGCCGCGCCGTGTGGACGGATAGTTTGCTTTGAGGCGGGAAGATATGTCGGAAAGCGATGTTGAAGGGAGGCTTCGGCGTGCGCGAGCAGCGCTTACGGCCTATGGAGTCGGAATGCGCCAGTTGGCGCGAGTCGCCCAGGAAATTGCGGAGCCGATCCGGTCAAGAATGAAGCGCGAAGATTCTGCCGGGCCCCCGAGCGCTGCCGATCATGCAGTTATCGATGCCTTGACGAAAATCATAGAGACTGTTGAGAAAACGGCCACTGAAGTGGGGAAGGCCTTGGATGAATGATGCAGAAAAACTGATCGAACGCATACGAAGGATTCCGCCGCCGCCTCAAGGGCCATCGGTTGACGGAAACGCCGCCTCAGGCGATGATGGCGGCATGGAAGCCAGAATCTCAGCCCTCGAATCGGCAAACCTCGAAACCCGCGATCGCCTCATCAAGATTGAGACGCGGATGGATTCTCTTGCGTCCAAAGAAGATCTGCACAAAGAACTGTCAGCACAAACGTGGCGCCTGGTCACATTCGTGTGCAGCTTCGGCACGGCCCTCGTTGCGGCTACCTACTTCATAGCGAAGCACGCCACCTGAAGATCGGCTTAGCCGCCCCAGCCCACACATACGAGCCCAGCCCCGCGCTGGGCTTTTTCATTTCTGCCTCTGCGCGAACCCTTCCCGCCACAACGTTGCCCCGACTGACGTCAGCAACGCCAAGTCATCCCCCTCGAACATCGCCCAGTTCTCTGCTAGCCAGCCCGCAAAGCCGGCGCAGGCGTCGCCTATCGGGATGTCAGCCCGCCCCTCTACATTCAGGCGCTCAAATACGGCGATCACTTCCTCTGACGTCATGGTCGACCTCCTTCTGATCCATTCAGTCTAGGCGCCATACCTCTCGCAAGCACTGTTTTGCGTGCGCCCAACAGAGCGATAAAAATATTTATCGAAAACGATAGCAGATGCTTGCGTTAAGCGAGAGCGTTTGCTATTGTTCTCCTCAGACGCAGCACAACACCATCGCAGCAGCAAACGCAACCAGCCAGGAGAGCGAGTCATGCAAGCAGATCGCGCAGTTTGGAAAGTGACCTTCAGCGATGGCGCATGGGTAAAGATGATCGCCGACGCCGCTGTCGAAATTGCTTTCGAACAGGCTCGTCGTGAGTTCGGCGAGGGATTTTCCGGCATTGAATCACTGCCCGACACCGACGCTGCTGTTATTCGCGCCAAGGGCGAAGGCAAGGCCACCCTCAGCAGGCCTGATATGAAGCCGATGCCGATTTCGAAGAGCGCCCAATACCGCGATAAGGTCGGCAATCTCTGGCGGGTCTTCGAGAAGTATCCGTTTGGCAAGGCGCTTATGGTTCGCGTGGATCGTCCCGGCGTCTCGATGGAAATGCGCTACTGCGACATTCGCGCAAACATGGTTATCGCCTAAAGGTCGAAACCGCCGCAACTCACCGCGGCAGGTCAGCGGATTATGTCCGCTCTGACGAGACCAGAAGTTCTCAACGCGCAACGGCGCACAACTCGGTTGACAGCGAGTTGCGATCTTTAACATGACCGGAAGATAAATAGGCTCGAGCAATCGAGTCCTGCCCTTGGCCGTGACGGCAGAAGCAAAAGTCACGAAATGCTGGCCAGATGAGCCGGTTCCGAAAGGCGCGTAAATCGATCGCGGGGTAATCGGTAAAACCACGCGGCAGCTGGAGCCAGCTTGCTGGAAGTAGCCAGCGCCGCGTGTGATGCAGTACCCAGTACCCAGCGCACGGTAAGCGCATTCGATGAGTGCATTTACCGGGCTATGGCACTTGCAGGTTGTTTTCGAGGTCTTGGGCGTGATCGTGCAGAACCTGCCAGCAGCGACCTGACGTGGTAGTCGCCGACTTGCCGCCGTAAGCGGCTCCGAACACCGCAGTAGAGGAACACAGGCGCATGGCGTCGTCTGGTAGGGCAAGTGGATCTTTCAAAATTTGCGGATAAACGGATCGCCCTCGAGAGAGCGCACCCATCCCCGTCCTGCCGGATGAGAGAAGCACAAAAGGCAGAAAACGTCAGCGGCTGGACCGTTGATCGATCGCGAAAGCGACGCCCAGCTAACCCTGGCGAGATAAAGGTTAGCACCCGCCAGACCGGCCAATAGATGCACGGTCGGTCTGGATGCAGTTTTCAACGATGGCGTGGCGCAGAGTGCGGTTTCCACGTGGTAGCGCGCCGGCCCCGGGGTCGGAGGTCGCTGGTTCGAATCCAGCCGCCATCGTTGAAAGCTGCTGAAGAGAACGAATTGCATTCCCTGCCACAGTAGTCCGGCGTAAGGCGATGCTTGGTCAGAGGACTTTAGCCCTGACTTCATGACACGTACACCAGTAGGAAACTCCCTGGCAAAGCGTAGTGCGTTCTCTTGAGCAACACATAAACGATTTCTCTTACAGTTGCCGATTCTCGCGAGTCGGTAGCCATAAGGGTGATCAGAGAGTTGGCGTAATGCGAGCCATTAGTACAACTACGGAGCAAACATGAACAAAGAGCAAGTCTACGACGATCAGGTTTCGCCGCTGATGTCGCAAATCATCGAAATCTGCAAGACGAACAAGATCGCATTTATTGCATCGTTCTCAATTCCGACCGAAGAGGATGCCGATTTGCGCTGCACCTCGGCCATGTTGGAAGACGCCTTCGAGCCGCCCGAAGAGTTCTTGCGTGCGTGGCGAGAAATTCGGCCCGCCTCGCGCTACCCGCTCATGCTACGAACTGATCATGGCGATGGCAGCGTGACCATGACGGAAATCATCTAACAGCGGGAGAAACCATGAGCAAGAAACACCACCAACGCACGCGGGCAGAGATTCTGGCGAAGCGGGCCCAGCCGATTGTAACGACCAATTGCTACACGAAAAACGGCGTCCCTGTATCGCCCAAGCCGTTCTCGCGTAGCAAGTACACGCCACACGTCGGCGCGAAGCAGCAGGCGAAGTTGGCAAAGCAACTCGAGCGGACGGAGCTGAAGCTCGCCGCCTAACACCGCGCCACGACGCAGGAGACTGAAATGCACAAAGAACGCCTGCAGCAGATGGTGACGATGCTGCGGAATTTGCCGGAAGAGAACCAATTCAACCTTGAATCATGGTCGTGCGGCACGTCTGCATGCGCCGTGGGCTGGGCCTGCGTCAATCCGGTGTTTATTGAGCAAGGACTGACGCGCCGACATACGGGCGCGCCAGAGTTCAAGGGCTACACCAGTTGGGATGCTGTCGAGGCCTTCTTCGAGATCAACGCGACCCAGAGCGAACATCTTTTCGACTACGAGACTTACCCGAAGTTTTGCGGGACCGGGCCGAACGAAGTCGCCGACCGCATCGAAGCATTCATCGCCGAGTAGGAGTCACCATGGACCGCCTGCACAACATGATCTGCCTGCACTTCAACGGATTCGACGAATACACATGGTGGTGCGGGCGGTGGGTCTATCGCCGCACTGTTGACTACCGCTACGTCACTTTGCAGTGAGGATTGAAATGAAGAGCATGAAGCGGCAACACGGATTCACTCTGCCCGAATTGGTTACCTATCTCGGGGCACTTCTCTGCTTCGCCGGCCTGTTCTACGTGCTGTTTGCTGGCGACATCGACAAGTTCTGGTGAGGCAATCATGAGTGAAGCATCAGAGAGGTGGCTGGCAGATTCCTTCGTATGGCTTGACGAGCAGCAGAGCATTCAGGATGCGGGCGACGAGGCGGCATATTGGTGGTTCATGGCCGCACTAGGTTTGAATAACGGAGGCTGATATGGGATGGGGAAGCGGTTCACGCGTCATGTCGGAAATCATCGCGGCGATCCAGCCGCATCTGCCTGACGAAAGCGCGCGCAAGGAAGTCTACAAGATCCTGATTAATGTCTTTGAGGATGATGATTGGGATACGCAGGATGAGTGCGAGGGCGAAGACCCTGCATTCGATGCGGCAATGGAGGAGTTGCATCCTGACTGGTACGAGTACGACGCAGCGGGCGAGGACTGACATGGACCCGGACGACGAAGCCTTTGACGAGCGCGAAAACGGCGGATTCTGCCCGAAGTGCGGTGGCTCCGGTCGCGACGACTACAGCGATGGGCTGATGGAGTGCTCGCACTGCGATGGCGAAGGGTATGAGTGGTGGCAGTAAGAAGTGTCTCTAAGCCAGACCGGCTCACAAGAGGTTCAAGTCAGGTGGGAAGCCTGGCGCCCTGAATGATAGTGATTGGTCCCCGCAAAAGGACTGCTAGTCATTATCACTCAGGGCCAAAGCGGATGCTGCGCGGAAGGCGGTACGAGTAAGCGCAGTGCAGCGAGTAACCCTGACCAACATTTCGGAGTCCATATGGGACAACACGCAAACCAACGGGCATGGCTCGAATTCGAGCGCCTTGACCGGAAGAGACAAGAAGAATCATTCGACGACGAGCCGCCGCTGACGGAGTTTGAGCGGGCGGCTGAGTGGGACCACGACTACTGGTCAAAGCTAGACGCGTCGCCAGTGCGCCACGTTCGACGGGACGACTTGGGGAGGGCGGTATGAGGGAGATCAAAGACGGTGGTGCTGCATTCCCGCTCACCGGAACTCAATGGAACCCTGACCGCGACGCACACGAAGTCTCGCCGGTCAGTAGCGGGATGAGCCTCAGGGATTATCTAGCGGCGAAGGCAATGCAGGGAATTTTGGCGATGGAGCCTGCATTCAAGCCCAATGATGGCGGACCAGACCAGCCGTTTCACGCTGGCAAGGAAACCCATGTTTCAGCGGTGGCAAAGGGTGCCTACTCAATTGCCGACGCCATGCTCGAAGCGAGGAAAGTATGAACGCCACCTTCGAAGTCCACGATGGCTGCACGACCCTCATATCAGACGCCGTCCGCATCTCAGACGAAGCCTTGCGCCGCCTCGCCGCCGAGAACACCCAGCGCGTGGCGTCTAGCTACATCTACGAAATCACTGCTGGCGCGGGCCTTAGCGGCGTTGTTGTTGCCATCGTCTGGGCGCTGGTTAAAGCACATACGGGAGGCTGAGATGTTTAACGACAAGCATGAAGAGGCGCGTAAAGCAGCGCTTCGCCAGATGGTCGAGGCCGCAGACAACAGAATCGAAGCGCAGCGTAAGCGGGCTATTGAGGCTCTAGGCGAGCGGTGGGTATGTCACCCGGCGAATGCGCCTCGGAAAGCGCGGTATAACCCGAATACGGGTGCTTACCTTGGAGAAGCAGCATGAGCGGCTTTAAGCAGGGCGATACCGTATTCGACATCCACGGCCGCGAAGCTGCATATCTGGCGCTCGGCGCTGATGGTCACGTTGTGCAAACGGTGTACGAGCACGACGACTACGACGAGCCGCGATATGGTCAGCCAGAAGTGTGGCGCGATATTTACAGGTCGCCACCAACCGCGAAGCTGCATGGCGAGATCGCAAAACTTGAGGCAAAGCTGAACGCGGCGCGTGCCGAACTGCATGCGATTCAGGATCAGCGCCGCACAGAGGATCACGATTATGCGGCTCGCCTGAATCAGCGCAAGCGCTTCAAGCAGTTACAAACGCTTGACGACTTCATCGCCGGCAAGATCACGCACTTCTTTACGGTCGAAGGCTACGGTGAGCGCATGTCGATCCAGACGTTTGACGAGTTCATGGCGTCGAAAGAGGACCGATATGAGCGCAAGCTGCGCCTTCTGTCACTGTTCGGCGGATCGAAGGGCGATCTGGCTTGGTATGTCGATCGGTACTCGGATGGATCGGGCGGCAGCAATGGCCGATGCTTTCCGGCGCTCTCGTATGAGGATGCGGTACGGCTGGCGTCCGAATGGATCGAAGGTCGCTATGCGGACGTTCGGACGAAAGAACACAAGCATGCCTCACTCGATCTTGCGAACGCCGCCGAGCGATTCGGCCTACCAGTCCCAGATGACATCGCTAAATGGGCGAAGCAAACAGCCGATACCGCCCACGAATCAAGCCTGAAGCAAGCCCGCAAGCAGCTTGAGGACGCGCAGGCGAAGCTAAGGGATTTGGAGTCGCGATGAACCAAATCTCCGCCGCCCGTATCGCTCAGGCGATTGCAGCGATGAAGGCAATTGACGCCGCCTGGAACGCCGATCCTACCCGAGCAATGGCGTCGCGGCTGATGACTGATCTGGCGATTGCGAGGATGCATCTGGAATCGAGCCTCATCCCAATAACGCTAACTTTGAAAGAGGCAGCATGAGCACAGCTCTCACAACGCGTCAGGAATTCGGCGCCCAGCAGACAACGACCGCATTGGTCGAAACAGCATCGACGGCAGTTGCCGCGCAAGCTAAGGCGATGGTCGAGGCCCGCTACATCATGGCGATGCAGCGCCCGCGGAACTGGGATCAGGTTCGTCAGGACATCGTTCGCGAATGTCGCCGCCCGTCCTTCGCTCACAACAAGAGCGCGTACTACCGCAAGCCGATCGGACAAGGCGTCGAAGGCCTTGGCATCCGGTTCGTGGAAGTCGCCTTGCGCTGCATGACCAACGTTCTGGTCGAGACGACGATGATCTTCGAGGACGACGCAAAGGAAGTGCACCGCGTCGCCGTAACGGATCTGGAATCGAACCTGACCTATCCGCTGGATGTCCGCGTGTCCAAGACGGTCGAGCGGTCCAAGCCGTCTGACGATGGCTCGTACATCGCAGTCCGCAAGAACAGCTACGGAAAAAACGTCTACACCGTGCCAGCGAACGATGACGACCTTCTGAACAAGCGGGCGGCGCTGATATCGAAGGCTATCCGGACGCTGGGCCTGCGTATCGTGCCCGGCGATCTGCAGGACGAGGCCGAGGAAATCATCAAGACGGTTCGCATGAACGAAGCGGCGCGCGATCCGGCAGCAGAACGCAAGAAGATCGCGGACGCTTTCGGCGAGATCGGCGTCAAGGTGTCGGAGTTGGTCGCATATCTGGGCCACTCGCTCGACGCATGCTCACCTACCGAGTTGGTCGACCTTCGCGGCATCTACGGCGCTATCAAGGACGGCGAGGCAACGTGGAAGTCAGTTATGGAGAACAAGGCGGAGCAGGGCGGCGGGGATTCGGAAGGCGTGAAGACGATTCCGGTTTGCACCGCGGAGAAGTTCGAAGCGAAGTCAGCCGAATGGCGGAAATTGATTGTCGACAAGAAGAAGACGGTCGCCGATCTCGTCGCCATGATCGAAACTAAAGACAAGCTTACTGAAGACCAGAAGCTGACCATCGACGCGTGGAGCCACGAAAATGATTGAGCGAAAGATCCTGTCGGTTGTTCAGGGTTCGGCCGAATGGCTGGCGGTTCGGGCGATCCATTGCACCGCGAGCGAAGCGCCGGCGGCCCTGGGTGTCTCGAAGTACACCGGCCGCACCGAGTTGCTGCACCAAAAGTCGACCGGCATAACCAAAGAAGTCGACGCATTCACGCAAGGCCTGTTCGATCAAGGCCATGAAACTGAAGCGCTTGCGCGCGGCATGGCGGAAGAGATCATCGGCACCGACCTGTATCCGATCACAGCGACGGCTCGGGTTGATGGGCTTGACCTGCTTTCAAGCTTGGACGGCGAGACCATGGATGAGGAAATCATCTGGGAACACAAGCTGTTCAATGCGGAGTTGGCCGAGTCGGTGCGATCCAGAAATCTGGACGCGCATTACACGGTTCAGATGGACCAGCAACTATTGGTCTCGGGCGCAAAGAAGTGTTTGTTCATGACGTCGGATGGTACCCCCGAGAACATGGTGTGGTGCTGGTATGAATCCAGCCAGGAGAAGTTCGACGCGCTGATTGCCGGCTGGAATCAGTTTGCGCGCGACCTGGCCGACTATGTTCCGGCTGTAACCGAGGTCAAGCCCGTTGGCCGCACACCCGAGACGATGCCAGCGCTGCGCATCGAAGTCACCGGCATGGTCACGGCAAGCAATTTACAAGCTTACCGCGATCATGCGATGGAGATCTTCGGGAGCATCAACCGCGAACTGACTACCGACCAGCACTTTGCTGATGCGGAGCAGACCGTCAAATGGTGCGAGGAGGTCGAATCCAGGCTGAAGGCGGCGAAAGAACACGCCCTGAGCCAGACTGAAAGCATCGACGCGCTGTTCAAGACGATCGATGACATCACCGCCGAGGCGCGTCGCGTTCGTCTTGATCTGGACAAGCTGGTCACGAAGCGAAAAGCCGAGGTCAAGGATGGGATCGTGCTGGGCGGAAAAAAGGCCTACGAACAGCACATTGCCGAGCTGAAGGCCGAAACGGACGGCGCATGGATTGCGCTCACGCCTCCTGACTTTGCCGGTGCAATCAAGGGTAAGCGTACTGTCGCGAGCATTCAGGATGCGGTGAATACGGTGCTGGCTAATGCCAAGATCGAAGCCGACGCATCGGCGAAGCGAATCCGCGCGAACCTCGCGTGCATCAAGGAAGACGGCGCAGAGTACGAGTTCCTGTTTGCCGACAAGCTGATGCTGATTGGGAAGCCGCTCGAAGACCTTCAGTTGGTCATCCGGACGCGCATCGCGGATCACAAGGCGGCAGAGGAAAAGCGCAAGGCTGATGCACTGGCTTGTGAGCAGGAGCAGGCCAGGGCGACGCCGGTAGCAACGGTTGCGGCACAGCCAGCGCCAGTCGCCACGCCCGTAAAGCAAGTGCAGACCGCACCATGGGTCGCGCCCGCTACGCCCAGCGGAGCCCCCACGCTTCGCCTCGGGCAGATCAATGAGCGCCTGGCACCGATCGCCCTGTCTGCCGATGGATTAGCGAGCCTTGGCTTTGCACATGCCGCCACGGACAAAGCCGCGAAGTTGTATCACGAGGCCCAGTTCCCCCAAATATGCGCGGCGCTGGTTCGGCATATCGAAGCGGCTTCCGGCGATCAAGCGGTGCTTCGACAGCAAGCCGCCTAGCCTTACCGCCGCAGCATCGCACGGATCGGCCTACGGGCGCATTCCCGGTAAGTCGATGCAGCGGCCCCAGCAACACTCTTGAAGGCGCACATTCCAGGCGCCCTTCGAAAGTTGCGTGTGTGTTCCCGGCTTCGGCCGGGTTTTTTCGAGCATAGATATGACGACTAATACGGATGCAGTGCCGAGCGAGTTGCGGGAAGCCGCGCGCCAGTTTCACAACCTGACGCAAGGCGATAACACAGTGATCATCCGGGCGCCGTCAGCCGAAAAGCGAGACGCGATTGTCAAGGCAGGCGAACGCTTGCGCTCGGCCCTCGCTTCTACCACCGAACACGCAGATGCGGCACGTGGAACTGACGCTCAGATTTTGTTCGAACGAAAGTTGACGTGCGAAGCGATCAACGGCGCGATGGCATTCGGCTACCAGAATACGAATCCGCCGCCCGAGGATGATCATTGGCTCGCGCAATTCTGGAAGATTGGCAGAAAGCAGGCCGAGCTGGAAGCCGCCTTGCTTGCCAGCGAGCCGGCCGTGGCAGCGGATGCGCAGGACGACTGCCATAAAACTTGCGATGTGTGCTGGGGAGAGAACGGGCAAAAATGGCCGTGTGCGAAACGCACGCGCTCGTCCCCTGCCGCGCCAGCGCAATCGGCTGAGCCGGTGGCATATGTTCCTGTCGATCCAGAGAACGGGCCGGTATGGCGCGATGTGATGACATCAACGGATCAGGATGGTGGCCGTTTCCCGCTACGCGCCTTGTTCTTCGATTCCCCGCAGCCAGGATTGAACAAAATCAATGTGGATGCAGAGCGGGCGGCGTTTGAGGAATGGATGCGTGGGTGCGAAGGGTATCCATACGCTGGTCAGTACGCCAATTTGATGTGGAAAGCTTGGCAAGCCCGCGCCGCATCCCCGCAAGCCACCGTGTACTCGCTGTTCTCGTCATCCGATCGACGCAATTTCGGACACCTTGCGCCACAAGAGTTCGTCAACGCGGTCATCGAGGCAGTGCGGGCGCAAGCCA